TTATCTGGACAAACATTATCATTTAAATATGAAAATAACTCTTCAAGTGTTGTTACTGTTAGATCTAGAATCATCGGTTTTGGAGATCCTGATGTTGGTATTGGTACATATAGATTTAAATCCCCAGATCAAATAGATGGATCTGAAAGATCACTTATTTATCAAGGTTTTGCACGTAGTGGTGTTGGTACAACATCTGTTGTTGAATTAAATTCTGGTTTATTTGATGCAGTTAAATCTTTAGTTGAAGTTAATTCAACAACAGGTTCAAGAGCAGTTCATGAAGTTTTATGTGTTAGAGATGGTCAAGGTGTTTATGTTCAACCAGCTCAATATTTGACAAGTGGAGATGGTAACTTAGGATTAGGAACATTTGGTGGAAATATTAATGGTAGTGATTTTGAGATTATATTCTATCCAGATGATTTAGTTGGTGTAACCACAGTATCAGTGTTTAATCAAGCTTTCTATAAAGGTATTGATAGATTTAATGTGCCAAATTCTCTTGATTATGGTGATGCATTAAGAGAAACTATATCTTTCAAATTATACAATGCAATTAATGGTGAGAGAGTTAATAGAAAAGATTTTGAATTAAGAACAAATAATGTTCCAATTTTCTCTAAATCATTTAATCCTAATTCAGTTTCATTAGCAGCAACTACTGGTGTTTTTAGTATTAATAATCACTTCTTTAGAACTGGTGAGGAATTAATCTATACTCCAGAATCAACAGTAATTGGAATAGGTTCAACTGCAATTCAATATAAGTCATCCACAGGAGCTATGGAAGAACTACCTTCCACAGTATTTGCCATAAGGGGAGATGATGATAGTTTCCAAATTTCAACTACAAAATCTGGAACTGCAGTTACATTTACAGGTTTAGGAGAGGGAAATAGGCATAAATTTACGATGGCAAAGAGAAATGAAAAATCTTTAATTACAATTGATGATGTTATCCAATATCCAGTATCACCTAGTTCAGTAACATATAATCTAGAAAATAATATTGGTGGGGAAATAGGAATTTCAACAGATGTTATTTCTTTAAGTGGAATTTCTACAATAGTTCCAGATGATATTCTTAAAATTGAAAATGAATTTATGAGAGTTGTCAATGTTGGTTTTGGAACTACCACGCACGGACCGATAACACCTGGATTATCAGCAACTGGTAATTTCTCACTTGTAGAAGTAAAAAGAGGTTCTGTTGGAACTTCAGTGTCCTCATATTCTGATGGAACACAAGTTGACAAATTTAAAGGATCTTTTAATATTGTTGATAGTACTATACATTTTCTCGATGCACCTAGAGGAAATCCTGATATTCAAGTAAATGCTAGTGGTTTATTACTTGATACATCAGAATTCCAAGGAAGAGTTTTTCTTCGAAATGATTATGGCAGTAATTTAATATTTGATGACATATCAAATAATTTTAATGGAATAACAACTTCATTTACTTTAACTGTTGGGGGTGCAAATACCATAGGTATAGGAACTAGTGGTGGAAACGGAATTCTAATGATTAATGGAGTATTCCAAACACCCTCAACAGATAATAACCCAAGTAATAATTTTAAAATTATAGAATCTGGTAGTGGTGCGACTGGTGTTACTTCTGTTGTTTTTTCTGGTATAAGTTCTGCTAACACCAATGAATTAGTTATAGACCCCACAGATATTAATAATAATGATATACCAAGAGGTGGTATTCCAATTTCCTTTGGATCTACAACTGGATTAGGTTATGCACCTCTCGTAGGTGCCCGTATAAGAGCAGTTTTAGATGGTGGTGGTGGAATCACAACGCACGTAGGTGTTGCGACGACTGGATCTGCTCTAGCTATCTCTACTGCCAATTATAATAATAATACTGGAATCTTATCAATTAGAACAGTTGATGCACATAATATTAAGTTCAGTGATCCGAATGTTGATGAACTTAAATTAGTAGGATTGGAGTTTGATTGTCCTCCAGGATATTCTGGAATAACCACTACAATATTCCCAGACGGAACAATTGGTGATAAATTTGCAATTGTTGGAACAGGTGTTGGTATTGGATCAACAAATGAAATTAGAGTTAATGTTGGTACTAGCACTATTTCTCATGCTTATGTGGGATCTGGAACTGCTTTCCCTTGGTATGGTCATTTAACACTAGGTTCTGGTTATAACAATATAATCTCTATTGGAGTTACTATAAGTGATCCTACAGGATCAAACGCAAGAATTACTGCAACACCAAAACAATATAACACTCATTCATTTGATGCTGCAAATAGTAGTTTAAACAATAGCATTTCAAAAAATTCTTTCTCAGGATTAACATTTACACCATCAGGAGCAACATATGCACCAGATACTGGTTTATTAGTATTATCATTTGCAACTGCTCATGGCATTAATGGTAGTGACACAATTGGTATCAAAACTGAAAGTCTAGCATTTAGATGTTCACAAGACGATTTCAATAGTTTACACTATTATCCAAGATCCACAGATCCAGTCGCAGGTGTTCAAACATCAGTTTTATCATTTACAACTAATACTCTAACTGTTGATGTTGGAAAGTCAAATGTTAATACTGGTGGTGCACTAGAATTTACAGTTGAGGACAGTGGTTCAGGATATACAGATCCAGAAATATATGTGACTTTACCTTCTTATGACAATTTATCCGTTAAGGGAATATCCAGAGTTGGTTTAGGATCAACTTCTACTACTGGAACTGGACTACTCGTAACTCCTGTTGTTTCTGCAAGCAGTACTACAGGAATAGGTTCAGGATTCTTTGAATTGACTGAATTTATTCAAAATAGATCTGGATATGCATTTGAGAGAGGTGATGTATTCCAACCTGTAGGATTAGTTACTGACAGGAGATTATATAAACCATATAAAGAATCTACGGTAGAAATTGAAAGAATTTATAAAGATGATTTCTGTATGTGGCAGTTTGGTGAATTGGATTTTCTTGATACAATTAAAAATTTGCAAAATGGATCAAGAACTAGATTCCCATTAAAATATAATGGATTACCAATTACACTTAAGTTAGATTCTGAGTTAGACAGTAGTCTTGAAAGTTTGTTGTTGGTTGTTATTAATGGTGTTATTCAAGAACCAAGTGTAGCATACGAATTTATCGGATCTGGATCTATCAACTTTAAAGAACCATTAGATCCTTCTGCAGATGTTGCACTTTATTTCTACAAAGGAACTGACAGTGTTGATAGTTTTGTTTCTACAGGAACTACAAGTATTTTTGAATTAGGTGATCAAGTTCAGATCATGGGTAACTCTCAGTTAGGTGGACAAGAAAAAAGAAGAGTTAAATCTTTAGATACAGAAAGTAGTTTAGAAACAATGATTTACACAGGATCTGGAATTGACACAACAGGTACAATTAATAGACCAATAAAATTATTAAAACAGAAAGAAGATGTTATAATTGATAATATATTAATTTCTAAGAAAAGAAAGAACTTAGAACCTATAGTATTACCAACTGCAAAAATTATTGGTGATGTTACTGTCGGTGATAGTGTTCTTTATCTTGATAATGCAGAATTATTTGATTATGAAAGAGATCCTTCTGGAACAAATTTAAGATTTGGAAACGCTATTGTCTCTGGGAAACCTGTAGAAACTGCAGAAATATCAGCAGTTGTCTCTGCTGCTGGAACGGTTCAGTTCCTTAATATTGTTAATCCAGGTGTTGGATACACAGTTGGAGCAGCAGTAAGTGTAACAATTAGTGCACCAATTGGTGTTGGTGTCGGAACTGTGAATAGAGATCAATTTGCTGTTGTCGGAGTTTCTACTTTTGCTTCAGCATCTGTGGTTGTCGGTGCAGCAGGAACTATAGAAACTGTATCAATTACCAATGCAGGTTTAGGATATTCCCAAACAAATCCACCAAGAGTTATTGTCGAATCTCCACAGTCTGATGAAGAAATAGTTACATCAGCTGATATAGGAATTGCTGTTCAATCAACAGCAGGTATACTTACAGGAATTGGTACGACTGCTATAGGATCAACTTTAGGTATCAAGTTTATAGGAATTAGCACTATTAGTACAGGTTTTAATGCTCTTCAAGTTGGAAAACCAATTTATATTTACAACACTGGTGTTGGTGCAGGATTAACATCAATGGATACGAGTGGAATACATACCGTTGGTATTGGAACACAATTTGTTGATAACATTTATTCAGTTGCACAAGTTACAACAAGAGGTAGTGAACCTAATATTGTAGGAATTATAACATGCGCTATCAAATCAGATACAAATACTGTTGGAATTGCAGCTACAGTTGGAGTTGGTGCAGATAATCAAGTTGGTAATTATTCACTTGGAGTGTTGTCAAATATTGTTAGATCAGTACCTCTGGAAAAACGTATTTCAATCGGAGTGACTGGATTAACCATAAATTCTGGTTTATCAACCTTCCCAACTATACAAAGAAGAGGTATTAGTGGAGGTGATACTTTTAGTCAAACTGGTGGTTTAGAAACACCTATTTAAATATGTTGTATAAATATCTAAAAAACTGATAAGATGCCCGCGATAGTAACAGACCAATTTAGAATATTAAATGCCAGTAATTTTATAGAATCTGTTGAAAATTCTAATAATTCCTATTATGCATTTTTAGGATTAGCAAATCCAACTGCAGGTGGAGGAGCTGATGGTTCAGGTGTTGGTATTGGAAGAAGTGATACTTGGAATAATAATACAGATACTAGTGTCCCATCACCAGTAGATAATTTACAGTATAGAACCCTTTATCGAGACACTGCACTTTTTGCTAAAAAAATAACATCAGCAAATGTTAGAAGAGTTATTAAAAAACATAATTGGATAGCAAACACCAAATATGATATGTATCGTCATGATTACAGTGTAAGTAAAAATCCAGCACCAAATGGGGGTTCTGGATTATATACTACAAATTATTATGTTATGAACTCAGATTTTAGAGTTTATATTTGTATTGATAATGGATCTTCTGGTGATTTAGTGGAAGGTAAAGGTTCTCTGGATGAACCAACTTTTACAGATATAGAACCATCTGCAGCTGGAACACAAGGTGATGGATATATTTGGAAATATTTGTATACTGTTTCACCAAGTGATATTATAAAATTTGACTCTACTGAGTATATTGTATTACCAAGTGATTGGACAACTTCGACAGATTCTCAAATTCAAGAAATAAGAGAATCTGGTAATTCTGATGTATATAAGAATCAATTCAAAAAGGTTTATATTAAAAATGGTGGACTAGGTTATAGAGCAAATAGAACTGAAATTTGTGATATTCTTGGAGATGGAACTGGAGGAAAAGTACAAGTAACAACAGATAGTGATGGTAAAATTACTAATACTGTGATAACTGCTGGAGGATCAGGATATACTTTTGGAGTAGTTGATTTAAATCCAGTCCGAAGTGGCACTCCATCAACTTTTGCAGAATTAATACCAATTGTACCACCATCTAAAGGTCATGGATTTGATATCTACACCGAATTGGGAGCAGATAAAGTATTAGTTTATGCTAGATTTGATGATTCAACAAAAGATTTTCCAACTGATACACATTTTGGTCAGGTTGGAATCATAAAAAATCCTCAATTATTTGATTCTGCGGGAATATGTACCAGTAATACATACTCCTCTCTAAATTCTGTTATGTTAACTGATACCTCTCTTGGTCAAATAGCTAACACACCAGCTATTGTTGGTGTGGCAATAACACAAACCGTTCCTAATGGAATTGCGAAAGGTTATGTTGCATCATTTGATAGAGAGACCAAAGTTTTAAAATATTTCCAAGATAAATCTTTGTATTTTCCAAATGCTCGTGATCATACAGATAATGCAAATGTTGCAACAGATTCACAAGTTTTAAGTTTTACATCATCAAACAATCAAATTGAATCAATTGCACCTGGCGGAGCATCTTTTAAAGTTTCAGTTAATACTAATTTTTCTGGAGTTTCAACCTCTGTTAATAACAAAAATGTCAACTTAGGTGTTAGATTTGAAAATGGACTTGCAAATCCTGAGATAAATAAAAAGACAGGTGAAATAATTTACATTGATAACCGTAAAGAGGTTGAACGTGATTTAAGACAAAAAGAAGACGTTAAAATTATTCTGGAATTCTAAAAAAAATGGCACAAAAAACAAATTTAAATATAAGTCCATATTATGACGACTTTGACCCTAAAAATAATTTCTACAAAGTTCTATTTAAACCAGGATTTCCAGTTCAAGCTAGAGAATTAACTACAGCACAATCTCTGTTACAGAATCAAGTACAAAGTTTTGGTGAAAATATTTTTAAAGAGGGTTCTGTTGTAATACCAGGTGCAATTGAATTTGATAATCAATTTTCTGCAATAAAAATAAACGAAGTTAACTATGGAGTTGATGTATCACTTTACATTCAAGAGTTTTTAGGAAAGAAGGTAACTGGTGTAAATTCTGGAATTGAAGGAATTATAAAATATGTTGCGTTACCTGCAACTGATGATGTTGATACTCCAACAATTTATGTCACATATACGACTGCTGATAGTAATAATGAAATAAACACCTTTTCGGATGGGGAACAATTAGTTTGTTCGGATAATGTAATTTATGGTAATACAACCATAAATTCTGGAACACCATTTGCATCTTTAATATCTTCTGATGCAACTTCTGTTGGGTCTGCTGCATTTATTACAGAAGGTGTTTACTTTATTAGAGGATATTTTGTAAATGTTACTGATCAAAGTATAATTTTAGATTACTACACTAATACACCTTCATATAGAGTTGGACTAAAAGTTGATGAAACACTAGTTAATGCAAAACAAGATGAAAGTTTGTATGATAATGCAAAAGGTTTTAGTAATTTTGCTGCACCAGGTGCTGATAGATTAAAAATTAATTTAACTTTAGTTAAAAAATTAATTGAAGATCAGGATGATACTGATTTTGTTGAATTAATGAGAGTCAAAAATGGTAAAGTAAAAGTCATTAATCCAAAATCAAACTTTAATATAATAAGAGATTTTATTGCAGAGAGAACTTTTGATGAGTCTGGAGATTATGTTACAGATCCTTTTGAATTATCTGTTCATAATTCATTAAATGATAATTTAGGAAATGGTGGTATATTTACTGAAAATGAAAAAACAGATCAACTTAACACACCATCTGATGATTTGATGTGTTTAAAAGTATCTGATGGAAAAGCATATGTGAGAGGATATGATATTGAAAAAGAAGGAGTTACAATAATTGATGTTGAAAAACCTAGAGATGTTGGTATCAACAGCACATCTAGTGTTCCTTTTGTCATGGGAAATATAATTGATGTTCATGCTGTTAAAGGTGTTGCAAAACAAGGTGAACCAGTTCAGTTATTTTCAGATTTTGCCCAAGGTGGTGACAATATAGGTAGTGCTAGAGCATATAGTTTTAATTTAAAAAATCAAAGTTATGAAGATGATACGAGTGTATGGGAATTACGTTTATTTGACATTCAAACAAATACCTCATTAAATTTAAATAAAACTGTATCATCAACACAAATTCCAAAAGGATCTTATATTAAAGGAAAAAATAGTGGTGCTACTGGATATTCTGTAGGTGCTGGAAATAATACAACAAGAATTGATGTAAATCAAACAACAGGAAATT